AACTTTCTCGATCGTACTCAGGCCGTACTCGACCGCGCTTGAGAACCGCGCTGCGAGCAGATCAGTAATATCGTGGGCACCAGTTTGGAGTGTCATGTTAATATCTCCTTATGCAACCCTGAAGCCCAGGACATAGATGTCGCAGTCAGGCTGCGTCGCGCCACCAGAAAAGGTTGCGCGGAGAACGGTGCCGGCTGCGATGGTATCATACGCAACTGCCAATGAAGCGCAGAAGGTAATGGCACCAGCAACAGCACCGATGATCGCGTCTGACATCGTATTGGCGACGTTCTTGATCGTCACCGCAGCAGATGTCACACTCGTGCGAGGATGCACGATAACAAGCGCGATGCGGGTCTTGTGGGTCAGCGTGATATCAGTATTGCCGTTCGCACCAGCAACCACTAGCATGTGATGCAAGACCGGAATACCGCCGATTACGTTACCGGAAGCGATAAACTTCGCTACTAAGCCGGTCAAGCCAGCTCCTGCAGCGCCCGCATTGAGCTTCGCCTCTGTGATTGTGGCGTTAAGGATGTTATCATACTCGATAGCATCCGCAGCCATTGCGGCATGGTTAACGGTGCCCGCACCGACAACCGTAGCCGTTACAACCGGCGAGGTATGGATGATCAAGATGTCGGTCGCTGTCAAAGCCTGCGCGCAACCGTAGGTGTCACCAGTTGTTGCAGCATCATCAAGACGACCGGCAGTGGCACCTACAAAGTAGATGTCTCCGGGGGTGAGTAAGCTCTCACTATATTTGAAGCGCGTGCCCACTCCAAATAACGTGACAGGTTGTCCTGCGGCGACCGCACGCGGAGTGAAACCGACAACTTCAGCGGCTTCATTCGCGGACGTAGCGTTGGACATGTACACATATCCGTCTGCGCTTTTAACGTAACACGGAGCGCAGACGTCCAATGCCTCACCAGCAATCAATCCTGCCGCGACTTGATGGCATTGATTGATATCCATGCTTGCGAGGGTACTACGAGTAAGTAGCGTCATAATTCTCCTTTAGAGTGATGGGTAGCGACCGCTTTTCTTCTTCTTCGTGATAACTTCTTCTTGCGCCGCACCCTTCAGCGCACGTCCTCTGTCGCCACCGTCAATACTGAAATGTTGGGTGTTAGGCTCGCCCACAAGATAGGGTTTCGCCTTTACAAGCGCCTTGATCGCTTCTACTACGCCGCTTACTTTACCGTCCTTGTCGATCTCCAATTCGGCACGGTCAATCATGGCGTAGGCATCTTGCGGGTCTGCGAAGTTCGCCTTCGAGGCCTCTGCGAGTACGGCGTTTTTGATGCGCTCAGTCTCCAAATCTTGCGCGAGCTTTGCAGCCCTTTCGTCGGCAGCTTTTTTGTCTGCCTGGGCTTTCTGGAGATCGGTCATCTCGGCCTGCTTACGTTTCTCCTCAGCCTCTTTGAGCTTCGCAAGTTCTTCGACAGCTTTTTTGCTTTCGGGATTGAGTTTACGTTCTTTAATAAGTGCGGTCTTGAGACCCGCAGTGTGCTCCTCAATCTTCAAGCGTTGATCCTCCGGAAGCGTTTCAAGATACTCATCGAACGCTGCAAGAGGGTCTTTCTTTTCCGCGGCTTCCTTTGCGGCCTTATCAGCCTCGGCTTTCGCGGCGTCGTCCTTTAATTTCTGGGCGGCAATTTCTTCGGGTGTAGGCATGGTTATTCAGATCCTTTCGGCTTCTCGCCATTAGTCACCGACTTCACGTCGGTGTTGGATTCGCCCGAAGGCTTCGGTGCGCGAAGCTCCGGGTGTTGCGACATATAAATAGAAGATTGCCATCCAGCTATTGTTGCTTGATACTCAGGAGTAGCTATCATTCTTGCGATCTGTTCGGTCGTGTAACCAGCTTCACTCCAAAGTGTCTCTTCAGGTATTCCAAGGTCTTTCTTAGCCTTGAGGTCGTCTAGCGTCTGGTTATTAAGCCAGATAGTCGAAAATACAACAGTCTCATCAAGCTCGGGTTCAGTGCCGAAGGTATTCGAAATCCGACGTGCCAACTCGATACAAGCTTCCCAAGCGTCTCCGAATAGTGTACGACGATCCTGAGCCTTCTTCTTTAGCTGGATGTTCTGCTCTTTGAGCGTCTCCTGAGATGCAATTAACTTCGTAGTCGTGAATCGAGAGGTAGGAGTACTAGTAACCTGAGCAGCTAATAGTACAAGGTCTTTTAATGTATTTACTAAGGGCGTCGGGTCGTTACCTTTGACCACTTGTAACTTGCCGTTTGGATCTTTTGTGCCTACAAACTGGCCAGGCCCAACCTTTAGTAAGTTCGAGCCATCATCTTTGGGAGGATTGCCATCGGTGGTGGGATACCACCCAATCGCAGCTAGCATTTGGAAAGCGGTAAGGTCGTTCGAGGCTAAGATATCAACTAAGGTCTTATTAATGGCGTCCTGAATCGGAATCGCGTCCCATGCCTCTGGCATCATCCCTACGTTTCGGAAATGGATCACAGGTATACCGAGCGGCTTACCATCTTTTGCCTTCCACGGGATCGGCCATGGCTCTGGCGGGAGATCTGGATTTGCATAGTGCCCCCACGTACCGCCTGCATTGGTCCACTTCTCGATATGATCGGGATAATAAATCGTACGCCTCGTAACTGCCAAAGGCGAGCCAGTTGAATCGAAAGTGGTTTGTACCCACTGCTTAACAGCGCAAATCGCAGGCTGGTTTACATCGTCGTTCTCGTAAACCATCCAACAACCTTGTCCGCCCGTATCGTCGTCTTCTAATGAGGTGTAACGGTAGTTATGTACGAACCGGGGACTTTGCCTGGTAGGATCCCAATCAGCAATAATAAAAGTCTCTCTGTCAGACAGGGCAGACTCATGAACTTCAGACTGAACCGCATCCATGTGATTTCTAGTCCACAGATCCCAAGCCCACTTAGCCTGGAGCTTCATTCCCTGTACGTCAGCTGCCTCAGTTGTATTGAATCCTGATACTGATAGTTCATCCTTGACCGCTAACGTTATCGTTCTGCATACATTGAGGCAAAAAAGCTTCTCATCCCCGTGAATTTTGAGGAACTCCTCTACACGAGGGGTCATGTAGGTCTCTTGCTTGCCGTTATGATACTTACGTGCAAGAGCGACGATCTTATCGTCGTCGTCGAGAGACTTAAGAAAAGCGTCAACGTATGACATACTCACAGTTGTAACAGGCATGATAGGAGTTATGAGGGCCATTTAACTGTCTCCGTGTAGTTAACCGCAAACGTGCCTACGGGACTAGCAACAGCACTATTCAAGGCAAGCATATAAGCAATTGCGTAGTCGTCCATTTCACCTTCTGGAGCCTTAAGTGTTGCACCCTCAATGAGGGATAGCTGCGTCTTAGTGGTTGCGCAGTGAATAATTGCTTTGCCTTCCCGTAGTACGTCCGCTCCGATTGAATACATTAAATCCTTACTTCTAGAGGTAGTTTGCCATCCAGGACGACCATCTTCACCACGAAGTAGTCGATTATTATAATTATACATCTCTGAAAGTGCTAATAGAACCGCATGACCGTGGTTATTTCGCTCAACTAACATCGGAGCTCCACGAAATATCCGCGAAAGACTGTGTAAGTACCCGGCAAACACCTTCGGCTCCATTTTACCTGCTAGTACACAAACCTCTTCAAGGTTGGCCCGGTCTATAATGCTCGCTACCGACAAGTCACTCGTAGGATTACCCTCTGCCGTATCTGCACCTATTACATATTGGTGCCAATCCTGCGGAGCTACGAACAACTGCATGAAGGGTAGGTTGTATCCAGTATCAGTAAGTACCGGTAACTCGCGGTAACACTTCATGATCCACTGGAAAGGTATGCGACGATCAAGTTGCGGAGGTGCTAAAGCCTCTTCGTCGGTCGCAGGATACTGCTGAAATAGGTCGTCAAGACCACCAGTACGTCCAAAAATATCCTGTTTCTGTATCTCGTACCACGCTTGATCGCGTTCCGGACGTGCGTACCATGGCAAGAAAATCGCTTTCCAAGGACTTCTACCCTCTTTTGCTGCGCGATAGGTATTCTTGAATAGGCTATTAGGTGTAGCTTTGTCACTTCTGGATAAAAGGCACATGCTACCACCACCATCAATCGTCGGTTTTACCGCGTTCATCAAAGATTCTAGATCAGGAACTAGGTCCGCCTCGTCTACAAAGGCCATCGAAGCGGTATACGAATCGCCTGCGGTCGTCGGAAAACCGTATGCAATCGACCCGTTTGACAATGCCCACTCGTGAGATGCGTCTGCTACTACCTGTCTTACGCGCATCCACTTCGGTAGTCTGCGGTAGATACCCCTTAGTCGCTGTGCGCCCAGGAGATAAATCGCTTCGTTTTCGCGACGCGAGAAGACCAACGCTGTGAAGACTGGCTTGAAGATCATACGCCATAGGATATAGCACAGTACAAGCCATGTCTGTCCAAGTTGTCGGGCTTTCAGAATCGCATTCAGTTTATTGTTAAGGAGCAGGTTGAGCACTTCCACTTGCATCGGCCATAGGTGAAACGGTATCCATTCACCTAAGGTCGCATCATATATTTGACAGTAGTGATGGATAAAGTAAGCGCAGCTCCTACTACACTTCAGCCACTCTATTCGGATTTCGGCTTCGGTGATTCCAACTTGCGTTCCCAATCGTCAATCTCACTTTCGGCCTGTCGAAATTCATCGGCTGTAAATTTATCGATAGGCCCAAGGGCCACGTTGGTTGTACCGGGCAATCCTGCACGATCCAGAATCTCTTTCGCAGCAGCTACTTGTAATCGCGGGTTCTGCAAGGCGCTGACTAAAGCGTTAGCTGCCTTATTCGCACTAGAAAGAAGTGTGATGCGTGCGGCATCTACTTCTGCGTTAGCTGCTCTGAATGTGTACTTGTCAAACTCTTTGGAACGCTCTCGCCAGTTCCAATCTCTGGCGTGCATCCCCCATGTCGAAATGTTCGTTGTCTTTTTAGCCTCGGGATTTTCCTTACGTGCTTTTGCAACATCAGGTCGTTCTGTTGCGACCATCAGTTCGTATGCTTTGTAGAGGGAGCGTCCGGGTCCTTGCGGTAGGAAATACTTAATGAACCGCTGGTACCAAAGCCACGGCTCATCCTCCATTTGCTGCCAAGCGAACTCGGTCGCCTCAGCTATCGAAACAGGCATTACTTCGCCCTGCACCTTTTCGGGTTCGTTTTCAATCAAGTCGCTCATGCCTCAATTATACCTGCTTTAAGTCTAAAAACGTACTGTATCAGTTTCAGGCGGTACATGTTCGCTTTTAGTCTCTAAACGCCATGTTTCAGGCCCTAAAATACAACATTGTTAAAAAGAGAAGAGTCGATTATAATTCTTTATCATAGGATAGGAGGTGTCACATGGATGATGGTAAAGTACAAGAGATGCTAGTAATGTTTGACTCCGGTATTGGGGTTGTCGGCATCGCAAACGAGTTCGGAGTCTCAACCCAAACCGTAAGACGAGTACTTAAAGACCACGGAAAAGAGACTAGTCGTAAGTCTCGAGCGCTTGACGACGAAGCGGTGATTCAAATGTATCAGGACGGTAAGCCCGTACCTGAGATTCTCGCTAAGTATGTCATTACTTACGGTACACTCTATCGGATACTTGGTGAGCATGAAGTGCCCACACGCCAAGTCGCCTACGCTAAATCGGCACAAAAGATTCTTGACCGCGCAGTTGAGTTGTACGTTGCCGGCGCTCCTTTATGGTCAATTAAACAAGAGACAGGTATCGCCCAACCAACACTTCACGCCGAGTTACATAAGCGCGAGATTCCGCTTAGAAGGCCAAGGATGTTATGAAGTGCCCAACGCAGCCAGTCTTTCGTTACACGTGGCCAGGTAAGAATGAAGCCCATGCTTGCTTCTTCCATGCCGTAGGACTCAAACGTGTAGCTGCCATGCTCGGGTTCCACTTACAATTTATCCCTCTATCGCTCGAAGAGCGCTTGCTTCACTCATGTTCATCGGAGGTCGCTAATGTTACCACTACTAGTCGTTGAGTTCGATGGTTTTCTAAATGCCATGCCGCATGGCTGGTTCGATCTGGGCGCCCACGAAAATAAAGCTGCGTCCGACGCCATCAAGTTTCTCATAGCTGCTACCGAGTACTTCGAGGTCTGCATTTTCGGTCCACGTTCGCTCCAGTTCGCTGGCATTGCAACTATGCAAGCGGCTATTATCTACTGGACACGAATGCAAGTCAATGATGCAACTATGCATGACCTTATGAATGCGCTTTGGTTTCCGACCGAGATGCCTGAAGAATACGCCGTCGCGGTTAGCGGTACCGGGGTAAAATGGGGCACCACAAAAGATGCGCTAGATCCTGAGACAATCGACTTCATAAATGTTTGGCAAGCAGCGCTCTCTGAACAATCGCTCGCACCTAACGTGCGAAGAGCCCAGCACAGGGCCTCTGATAGCGCAGCCCCGCAGGGTATTGGCGTGCAAGTGCCCCAGGACCTAGACTAATGTACACGTACTTGAGGTTAATAGCTCACTGGAAGCATCTAACGTCAGCTGATTTGGGTCGATTGCGTAATGAACTGGCTGAGATTCGTGCGCCAGAGTTTCTCGTTCGTTGGCTCGATAAGCGAATCGCTAAAACCCGCAATGATAAGGTTGATGGGGGGTTCAGTTTTCGTTATTAGGTCTGGGGGATTCTAGGTGCCGGGGTGATTTCCGTGGCGTATAAAATTTTGCGTGCCGCGACCCTCTCTCGCGAAAAAGCGACGTTCAATTGGCAACATTGGCTACATACTCGGGGTGACTCAGCCAAAGTTGATCCACATTGATTGGTGCCCGGGCGCTAACCCGGCCAACTCCGGGCAACATCGGAGTCATTCCCGGGCCCTATTCAGCCCACTCCGGGCTTCTTATGGCCAGCAACCAGCCGAATAAGGTCAACTACATGGAGACCCATTGGCCCAGACAAATGTCCCGGGTTCGGGCAACTACGGGGGGTTATAATAAGCCCAAGGAGAGCAGCTATGAAAACTAACCTATTATGCCGTTTATACTCTTATTTACTCACCTTCCTCATCCACGCCTATGCCGGGCTTATTGATGATAATCCTCAACTAGAAGAGATCCTCACCGACATGATTTACCGTAAGTAACTATCACCAGTCCTTACCTATCACCTCCTCTTACCTATCACCAGTCCGTACCTGTTCCCGGGCCTGACTCAGCCGAATAAGGTCAACTACGTAGTAGACTAGCCAGGAGTTGATTCAGCCCATGTTGATCCGCAAGGGGGCAATTCACGTGCCGGGGCCAAACCCGGCCGAAAAAGGTCTTCAACGGATTACTTCCCCGGCCCGAAGTCAACCGAAAAAGGTCAACAACGATTCGTCCTAGCCAGGCCGCAATCGGCCCAAGTTGATCAACAACCCCTTACATTCTGGCCATGTCAGCCCAAGTTGAGGAACATAGGACGGAAGTAGGGGGGCGGCCGGCCCCAAAATTGCGGGGCTAGACGACCCTGGGTAAAATCATTGTTGCCGGTTATACTCTTATTACTATTCATTATGGCGGTCGTATGCCGCCGTATAAGCCCTAAGGAGGCTACAATGAAACAGAACCAAAGTTCCGTACCTACGGCCGATTCAACCGAATCCGCCGAATCCCGCCTGACAAAGGCCGATATCATCGCAATTGGCTGGAGTCCCGTATATATCGAAAGATGCCTAACAAAGGGAACTTTGAAAGGTGTCAAGTACCCTATCCCCGGCCGTAAGACCGTGCGCTGGGAAGTGACGCGTGAGGCGTACGACACGTGGCGATCGACCCGTAATCAAAACAGGGGCGTTTTCTCCGGTAGCGATAGGGACATCCAGCACCTGGATGAATTCCTGAAAGCCGCCAAACCAGCCCAGATTGCGGCGATTCGCAAGTCGCTTGAAAAGGCCGAAGCCGCCAAGTAAGGGCCGAATAGATGAATCCGGCCGAAGGTTGGCCGGATTCATCCTTCCGAAAGGAGACCAACAATGTATGAATTCAAGCTCGGACGCGCCCTCTACTGGCTCTTTGCGGTATTAGCCGTGATTGCGCTGATTATCGCAAGCCAGCCAATGTAGGGCAACAAGGTCAATGAGGGGGGCATTGGCCTCTTTTCTTGCCGGAACTCAGCCGAATAAGGTCAACAACGGTCGGTGTGGCCAGCAATCGACCGTAGTTGCCCAAGTTGGGCGGCAAACAAGCGGCCGGGGGCAAAAGCCCCCTCCAAACGATTTCGACCGAAAAAGGGCAACTTCCGATGTTGATGGGATTCGGCAGGGCGATGCCGTCAGCCCAATAAGCCCATCTTTGGCTGGAGGCCATCCAAAAATGCCACAAGGCAAAGCGGCGGCGTCGACCAAAAGGAGGCCTCACAAATTTTGGCGCCCCGCCAAGGCAGTGGAGATTCGCAATGTTTTCGCCCACGCGCCCACGCGCCACCTATAATTCCCCCTAAGTTTGTCTGCATTCGCAACCAGCCAGGAAAATATGCGACATGATCTTGGGACGGCTACGACTAAAATGCCGAGCACAGTGCCTTTGGCGGGTCGCCACGCACTCAGTGGCGTGCCAGCGGAGCGGGGGTAAAATGGTGGCTTCTTGCTTCGATAGCGGGAGCTTTTCTCACCGGAACATCGGTCCTCCCCACCCGCATAGCAATCGAACACCCTGCTTGGAGTCTCTTACAGAAACATTGTACATATATCATTATATAATGATAATAATATGATAATAGATTCTTCTCAGATCATAGACTAAGGTTGTATATTCTTAACCTTTTAATATGAAGATAATGTTTGTTCTCCTCTTTTTATTTAGATGTGTATATGCAAACAAAAACCTGATCTGAGAAGAGTTGATTATCATTTATCATGATTCATTAAGCCCCTGTAACCTCGTTGAAAAGCACCCCTCATTGCCCCTCGTAAAAATCCAGGATAGGAGTTATAATTCAATCAGGCGTCAAATTCAACCTTAGACCGGAGGCCAATATGGTAGTAACTATCGTAGTGAACGGCAAGAGCATCACCATCACGTCCATCGCTGAGCTAAACGAACTGCTCCAGCGAATCCACATATCCACTGCAGGCAACCTTATAACGGAGGAATAAGATGCCTGCACCTAAACTTTGGCACAGCAACCCGTTTCCAAGCTTTGATGGCGAACGCCCTGGGCGGCAGATCAGGAACCCGGCCGTTATTCGTCACCTGGCTCATAAGTTTGCCACCGAATCACAATGTCCCTGTTTCAAATGCCCCACCTGCCATCAGCTGTTCCCGTTGCCTTACGGGCGTATGGCTCGTAAGCAATGGCCTCAGGCGTACGAGATGCACTGCTTGGACTGCATCAAGTTACGCCGCCTAGATCGCATTCACTAAAAGGAGAAACGCAATGGACGAGAAACAGAAAGCCCAATTAGCCGAAATGGATGCTGCAGCCGCTATGGCCGCGAAAGAGTTCGTCCCAACCTGGACGGCTCAAGAGTTGGTCGGATGGCTTGCCAAGTGGTACATGAAGGCAGGCTACAAGCGCCTTTGCCAGATCATGCTCCAAGCATTCGGTTTCCGGGCGTAGTGATCGCGGCATGTCCTGGTGGCTTAGCCCGCATACAAGAGAAATGGCTAAGCCACCCCAACATGCTACGGTTCAGTAGCAGAGGAGACGGAGGTCTTCATGACAGACACACTGAAAGACGAACAGGGTCACACGATATACGTGACCATCGAACTGGCCAAAGGCCAATGGGTGCAAGGGCGCCGCATCTTTCGTGGCCCAGTTATCAGCAAGGCCAATTATCGCAAGGGCCCTGGCGAACCAGATTGCTGGTACGTCGAGTTCATGGACGAGCAATGGGGCTACATATACATCAAGCAAGACCAGGATGGCGAAGGCATCTTCAAAGATGCTGCATTTACATTCAGCGGCGCAATGGGCGCGCCACTCAGCGGGAGGCTAACGTGAACGAAGAGGATCGTCTAGCGACCGTTGATATAATCATGGGCTTGTACATGGGTCTCCGAGCAGAGCCTGAGAGTATGGGCTTCGCCAACAATCCAGAGGACATAGCCCGATTCCATCGCCTGTACGCCGCGATACCGAATGTAGTCGCGGACCAGGTTCAGTATCAGGGTGCTTTGGATACATTCCTAGCAAAGCATCTTGACGAGTTATATGCGCATGCGTTTAGCGCAGCGCAAGGAGGTCCGTCATGAAAGTCAAACTCGTAACACCTGCAGGCACCGTCGAAACCGAGATCCCTAGCGATACTGAATGCATCCGGATAGGGTTCTATCCTGACGACGATCAGATGGCCATAGCCATCTACGTGACCGCTGAGTTCAAGCTTGGCGACCTGAAGGATATAGATGTCGCACAGCACTTGCTCAGCACCAGCCTCGCATATGAGGCGCCACAGTTCAGCACGCCGGAGGTGCTCCATGACTCGGTGTAGCAACAAAGTGATAACCGACTACCGTCGCGATGGCACGCCGATCGAGTATCCTTGCGGCACCACAGGCCGTCACGGCCAGTCAGTCTTCTGCAACGAGTGTGAAGCGCGCCTTGAGAAGCAGTATCCCCAAGGCTGGCGCGATGTCCCAGGAGACATTTGCAAGCATGGTGTCTATGTCGGCGACGCATACGGTCCCGACTACATGTGTCCGTGGTGCGAATCAGGCTGTGAGCCACCAGTGCGTCGCCCGATCATGACCTGCAAGCAGAGGCTACAGTATGCCAACGCTGTGGCGGAACATCTTTATGCAGGCTGCAAGATAAACGCGAAGGCCTTTACGAAGGTCATCTACAAGCACCACTTCGATGAAGAGCCGATGCTCATCATCAGTCATGCCATGTGTACGCAACAGAATCCATTCAAGGAGGACTAATATGGACGCCGAACAAGCATCTGCCGAAGTCCAAGCCTATTGGCGGAAACGTCACGAGATCCGCGTGGCTATGCTACACTACCTGCGCGAGCATCAGGATGTGTTGATTCCAGACGGTAACCTTCGTCGTAAGCTCATGTACTACCCGTCCGACTTGAGCGACATCCGCCTGGCACTTCTTGTCGACACGGTAGCCAATAAGTAAGCGACCTGCAAAGCAAGTGCCCGCGCTAAAACTCGTGGCAAACGTTTTTCGCCGCGCTTATCGGTACCCTGCTGCACGTTACGCATACAAGTAGTGTGCAGCCGGCTACGGATAATCCTGTCCGCAGAAGGAGGCTGTCATGAACATAAGTGTCTGTGCGAACACCATCGACGTCACTGATGGTGGTTTGAAGGAGGTGCGCGACTTCTGTCGGCGCCTTCACAGTGCGGGTGCCTCGTATGCTTGCATCCTACAACGGGACCCGGACGAAGACACGTTCTTCGCCGCAATGCAGATACCCCTAGCACCACCAGCGTGCCAACGGGTTCTGTACCTAGCGCTCCGCAAAGTGGCCACGATGAAGGGATGCAAGATATATGTGTGGCAAGAGCGCCTATACATCAAGGGAGCACAGGCTCAGTGCAATGAGATCTCCAGAATCGCTCACCGTCTTACGGGTAGCGTGAAGCGTGTGCGATCCTACACATGCAATCCCTACACGCACGCCGGTGTCGAAGGACCTGCATTGAGCGTCTCGCTTCTTGGACTAGAGGTCATCAAACACGGAGGATAACTGCTTGTGAGAAAAATCGCCACTAATCTGGTAGCCCGCTACGACCCTTTTGAAATATCCTGGAGACAGGGTATAATCAATACAATCAGGTCAAGTTCTGCCTGAAACTCATATATGCCGAGAGGCGAGGAGGTTTGTCATGAATACGTACACCATCACCACCGCTGCGGAAAAGGTTCACAAGACCCCGCAGTACATTCGCCACGCGATTTCAAGTGGCGCATTGGTCAGCACTTTGAAGCCGATCGAGGGACGCAAGTCCGGCGTTCGACACGAAATCAAGGAAGCTGATCTCGAAGCCTGGCGCAATGCAATTGGCGCTGGTCACGGTCGCGCAGACGGACGCACTAAGTTCGTCGTATATCTCAATGAGAAGGAACTCGCCAAGCTCCAGAAGGTGGTTCCGGACGTTGAAATCAAGCGCGCCTATGATCCTGAGAAACAGGCCGCGCGCAAAGCA